AGCTTCAAATTTTTCTTTTAGACCTTCTAACTTGGTCTCTAGTTCTTTTAATTCCATTGTTTAAAATTTAAAATTATCGATTAAATTGTCTACATCTTCGGAATTAAGCGACTTTAAAGCGGGTTGATTCGACTTCTTAAGCGCTTCTCTTTTTCCTAATTCGTAGGATTGTGTTTGTAAATCTTTTAAAGCTAATTCTAACAAGGTAAATGTTTCATCTGTAAATTTACCGTGTCGAAATGCTTTTAATATTTTAGCTTCTTTTGTTTTTATTTCTTCAAAAGTAAGTGTTTTTAATCCTGTTATGATTGCACCATCATTTGCCGGAATTGTCACCGTTGAACCTTCGTAAAGCTTTAACTCTTTAATAATTCTTACCCCTGATTTATATTCTTTTTTTGTTACAATATAACCAATAGATGTTGCTCCAATAATACCCTTTTCAATTAGTTCTAAGGTATCATTTGAATAGCTTGTATTTGGTAATGGGTTTGAGACAAATTTTAACCCATAATTATCAACTTCCAATTCTGCAAATTTGCCATGCGGTTTAGTAAAATCATGATGGTTAAGAAAATAAATATCGTTTTTGCGTTCTTTTAAAGTTTGATTAAATGCTGTTTTGGTTATAATATCTTTTATTTTATCCTCAACCTCGACTTGTGATAAATAACCGCTTACAACTCTTTTTTGCGTGTCTATATCACTTATTTTATTTTCTTCTTCTAAGTATTTATGTTCTAAATGTTTCATGCTACTGGTATATTTAATGTGGTACATCTGCAATTTACTATCTCACTTGCAGGCACTAATGGATTTGTAGGGTCTCCAGGGTATTTTAAGCCATTGCTAAATTCCTGACCCATTGCTACCTCTTTGCCGTTTAATCGTCTATGGCTTTCACGTTCCCGACCATCCCCGGCAGATAACCATTGTTTTTTGTAGATTATTCCTGTTTCATCCGCAGCGACTTGTGATGCCGTATTCATTGCCGTAGTCGTTTCTGTTCTTGCAATCCTTTCAGCTTGCCATAAGTAAAAAGTATTTGAATTAACTACCTTTTGAATGGTTGCCGTTAAATCATTTACTATGTCAGTTCCCTCTGCAATTGCTTTTTTAACTTCTCGCTTAACTTCTTCTTTTGCCGTACCTCTTATGGTGCTTATTTGCTCACCAATAAAAATACTTGCATTTTGAAGTATAAACATTGCCCATGCTTTGCTAAACAATGGGTTAAATCGTTTTTGTTCTAACAATTGATTAAATACCATATTACCCCAACGTATTCCAGTCTTTTCAAATCTTTGTCTATATGCCTTTTCAGTTTCAATCAAAGTTAATAAGTCTATCTGTTCAAGTGTTTGAGCGTTTAATCTTTTAAAATCTTTTCTTATAGCTCTGCGAATATCAATAGTTGCCCTATTCATTGCACTTTCATGCAACGCTAAAAAAGCCTTTCGATATTTAGTTTTATTCGCTTTCACTTTCCAAATTAAGATCAGTTAAAGTATTGCTATTCAAATATGCCATTTCAATTGGTTGTAAGTTACGACTTACAAAAACACTATCCATGCCATCCTCATCAATACGCTCAAAGTTAATCATTTCACGCCATTCATTCATTGTGATTGGTGCTTCCTTTGCCCATTTGTTCAAAAGCTCAATATCTTCCTGCATCTCCGGAAGCTGTGTAACATCAAACTTTAATACCCTATTTTGATAACCTTTAAACTCTTTAAGTATTTCGTTAAAGGCTTCTTCTATCGCTATTAAGTCGGGTTGTATTGTGTTTGTTATTACTGACTTTCTCGCTTCTTTGGCTTCTGAACCACCTAAACCACTTTTACCATCATTGTTAAGCAATTCATCTGACCACCCTAAAACGTTACAAATAGTTTTCCTATCCCATTTTAAAGCATCCCACGGCTTTAATTCATCATTTGCTAAACTAACTCTAGTAAAGTTTATTTTAGTGGATATACCTGCTATCTTAGCCATACGCTCTTTGCTAGCATCCATTTCTTTAATACGCTCTCTAAATTGTTCAGCTTGTGTATCATCTAAAACTTCACCCTCTGCACTTATAAAACCAAACGCACCACTAGATTGAAACATCTTACTTAAATGCTTATTAGCTTGTATTTGGTTTTCAATGTTATAGTATGCGGATGATAAAGGACTTAAACCGTATAAATGTTCGCTATTAATACCCCATTCAGGATTTGGCATCTTTCCATGAATGACCTCGTCTGCAGTAAATGGTATTCCTACGTTTGGCGTTTGAAACATCTCATAGCCTGCTATTGGACTTTCTAATTCTAAGCTTTCATTATCCGGCTTCACATAGATTTTCATGTAGTGAGCAGGTAACACCCATATTCCGATAGGTTGATTTAATGAATTTCTTAAAACATACCAAAAGAAATTACCTGTTGCCCGGTAATACATTTCTGTAAGGTAAAAAAAGTCATTCCAGTTTTGTAATGGGTTTGGTCTATCCAAAGGCATAGGAAAGTAATCCCCATTAAATGCTTTTGCCTTTGTTTTTAGTTGATCTTTAAGATTGTAATTTTTACGTGCTAAGTCGTAACGTTTAAGCTCCTCATCATCTCTTATATCACGAATATAATAAGGAACTGAACTAACTTTGTTTGATTGCTGGCTTATTACAGAATATACGTCAGGGTTTTTAAGTAATGCGGTTTGTATAGTCCATATTTTGTTAAAGTTGTAAGCCGTGGAGACATAACCTATTTGAGTTAAGGCGTTGGCATTGTATTTATTGACAAATTGCTTCCCGAAGAAGTTAGCTACTCTATCTAAAAATCCCATTAATAAGAATTATCCAACAAATATACAAATAAATTTTAATAATTATCTGTTATCGGGAAATTTAGGTTTTTTAGGGTTATGACAAATAACTTCTAAGCGTTCGTTAAGTTTTTGATTTAAGTTATTTAAAGCATCCATCAATGGCTTATTGTCTGAATTTACATATTGATGATTTTCGTCTTTTTCTAGTTGTTTAGCTATTACTAAATCATGCAATATTTCTCTTTCGTAATCTGTTATTTCTATTATCATATCCCTAAATATTCTATTTTAATAGGTAATTTCTCAAAGTCTTTATACCATAGATTGATTTGTTTTTCTTTAATATATTGCTTTGCATCTTTTGCAATTTTTTTTTCAAAACTTTCAACATTTTTAATTAGCTTGTTTGAATATTTATTTAATATATCTTGATGGGTAACTGTATCATAAATATATACTTTTATACGTGCTGACTTTTCATCCTTTAAAAAGTCATCTTGATTGTAAGCAACAGATATTAATATTTCATTTTTCATAATGTTATTTTTTTTAGTTTTATACAAATATAACAAAATTACTTATATAAGGTTACATATTAACAAAAATTATATCGTTTTTCTTTTTAATTAAAGGGTCTAAAGCATACCGTATTCCGTCAATGTGATGATTATGCTTGTCCTCAATCTTTGGTAATATGTCACCAGAACGCTTGTCTACCTTGTACGAATAAAGATTAAATTCTTTTATAGTTTCCTTGCATCGTGGATGAATAATTATCTTTTTATAGGTTTTCATGTGTTCGATACCATCCTCAACACTTCCAGACCATTTACGAACGCCTTTTATTAATGGTAAACCTTTGCGTTTTAAATAGCTTATGCTTTCAGGGCGTGCGCTGTCTGCTCTTATTGTGTATTTATTGATGTTTGGTATTCGTTTTAAAATAAAGTCGGTTGTATCGTCTAATTCTAATCCTATTTTATTTGCTTCTCGATGTATATAAAGATTACTATCACTTACAAATACCTCGTTTACGGTTGTAGGGTCTTGACTAAATCCAAAGTCTAATCCATATAAAGGTGTCCAGTCCTCTTTTGGCTCAAAGTAGTCTATCTCATATTTACCTTTAAATATTAATGCATCTGATTTTGTATTATAAGCACCCTCCCATACATGGGCAAAATCTTCCGGTGACATTGTAACCCTGTCCTGGGCCATCTCGTTTTTAAGCGTTTCCGGCGCAAATGGATTGTCATCTAAATTAACATGAACGCAAATACTATTTTTAGGCTTTGAATTGAAAAACAAATCTACTGGGTCGGTAGGTTGGTCTGGATTCCAACTAAACCATATTTCTGAACCCTCTGCTCTTATGGTTGGTCGAAGTAGTTTTAGTGATTTTGCGCTTAATGTTTGAGCTTCTTCTACCCATGCAATATCAAACCCCTCTAAAGATTTGATGCTATCTGCTGTATGGTCCTGCATACCTTGAAAGATAATAATGCCTTTGCCTTTTGTTGACCTTATTTCACTTTGTGTTATATCAAAGTATTGGTCTAGTTGTAAAGCATGGATTTTTTCCTCAATTAATTTTTTAGCAGAAAACTTTAAAGACTTTTGTATCTCACGAATACAGACTATTGAAGTATTGGGATTTTGTATTGATTTGTAGATACATTGTTCAGCGAAGTAATGAGATTTTCCAGACCCCCTTCCACCTTTTGCCCCTTTGTATCTTTTTGGTTTTATTAAAGGATATGCCCAACGTGGTATTTTAATCTTTAGGGTCGATGATTTCAAACTCTATTTTTTTGATGCTTTCACCGTTACTTGTATGGTCGTGGTATTGTTGATTAAGCAGTTTATGTTCTTCACTTGTTGAAAGTAACCTATACGCTGCTACGTTTAAAGTTGCGTTTGGTGATGCTATCCATTTGTTAAGTAGATATACTTTCGCTTTGTTTTTGTTGTCCTCTAACGCCTCTCTTATGTCGTCTAATTGGTCTAAATTGTGATTATAAGCAGTTGCCTTTGAAAATGAAGTAAACCCCCAAACGTGGTCTATTAATGCAATCTTATGCTTCTTAATTACCTCTAATGCTTCTTTAGCATATTTCTTTTGCTTATCTGTTTTATATTCTGCTGGCTCTTCCATAATACAAATATAATAAAAAACCCCTACATAAGTAGAGGTTTATATTTTGGCTGTTTGGATTTTCATAAACTTTGATAATAACTATTCAAACAAAACTTTAAAAAGAAATAACCGTATGCTATTGAAAGCAAAACGGCTAGTATTGTTTCTTTAAGAATTTGTTTCATGATTCAAAGATACAAAATTTTATTTTTAATTGATTTTTGGGTATTAAAAAACCCTTACTGATTTGTAAGGGGTAAAATATTTAATGTTTTTAATTTTTAAGCAGTAATAGGGTCGATGTTATAAGCTTTTCTTCCTACTGTTTGTTGTTTAGAGATGCTTATAGTACATGTTTTATTTTTAGCATCTTTTACAACTCCTAAGCAGTACGTGTAACCTACTGACCAAGTTCCCCAGTGTGAAAATAAATTAGAATAATAACAAGTACATTGTGCATTTTCAAGATTTATCTTATCACCTTTTTTTGGTAACTGCTTTAGCCAATCCATTACTTGGTCATAAGAGTAATTATATTTTCTACTGTTTTCATTTGCTTTTACGATTTTTTTTGCTTCTGCGTCTAAATTTAGGTTGTTTGTGATTCTGTAAGTTTTCATAATGTTTTGTTTTTGTTTAGACAAAAATAAGACATATATTCCTTATATAAGTAATATTAACTAATTTTAACAT